AAGTAGAACTGCTGATTCTGGTAGATCTGAGACTACTGATCCAACTCCTGGTTCTGGTGTTCTTGCAGAAGTTATTACAACTGGAGCAATAACTCAATTAATTACACCAGGAACTATTTGTTTCAATTCTACTGGTAGCACAACAACCTATGCTAAGATTGTAAATAAAAGCGCAGGCACTGCTAACGTTCAAGTAACCTTGACATACGTTAAACTAGAGGACTGATATGGATAAAGAATATATTGTAACTCTCCACAGGAAAGAAGACCTGGAGCAGTTTTACAATGAGATGCAACTCAGTAATTTTCCTCTTGCATTAAAGCGTCCTCTTAGTAGGAACACTCACTATATGATGACCGAGGAACAGGCAGAAAGACTACGCCAAGACCCTAGAGTGTGGGATGTAGTAGAATCTGATAGTATGCAGGTTAAAAGAAAAGTAATAAACAATGAACCTACTACTATCAGCGGAGAATTTTGGAAAGATGGTCCTGTAGGTACAAGTTTTTCTGGTCTAGTTGGAAATAAACAATGGGGACAACTTCATTGTGCTGGAGATCAAGTACAAAGAAGAAAAAATCTTTGGGGAGATGGTACTGGCACTGAATATGCTACTGATACAGTAGAAATTCATAACAATGGAAGACATGTTGATGTAGTTATCGTTGATGATCCTGTATCATATGATAGTAAGGAGTGGGAAAGTCCATCTCAACCAGGAGTGTCGAGATTTGTTCAGTATCAGTGGTTTAATGAGTTGAATGGTGCTGTAATTGGATTGAATGATTTGGATGGGTATACACCTCCAACTGGAACAATTACATACGGAACTAATGCTTCAACACCACAGTATCATGGCAATCACGTAACTGGAACTGCTGCTGGGCAGTTTTATGGTTGGGCTTCTGAAGCAAACATTTATAATCTAGCAGTTACTGATGCTTGGCCATCTGGCCAGGCAGTTGGTGCTTTCCTGATCTTTGATTATCTCAGAGCATTTCACCTGAACAAACCAATTAATCCTGCTACTGGAAAAAGAAATCCTACTATTAGCAATCATAGTTATGGTGGAATTATTAATATCAATACTCCAAGTGGGTTTTTACTGTTCTCTGATTTGAGTTATGTAAATTATCAAGGTGTTCAGTATAATGCTTCTAATCCTGGACCTAGTGGATGGACACAGGCAGGAGTTGAGGCAGACTTTGGCGTAAGATTTGGTAAAGATGATTATCCATATCATAGCGCCGCAGTTTCGGCAGATGTCCAAGATGCAATTGATGATGGTGTAGTTGTTATTGGCGCTGCTGGAAACGATAATTTGTTGATGGCAACTCCTTCAACTAATTCCGATGCTGATTGGAATAATTTTATAGTTTATGTTAATAGTTCTAGTGGATTGAGTGGTATTTACTATAATAGAGGTGCCTGGCCAATTACTCCAGACACTGACGTTATTATTGTGGGTGCTTTATCAGATCACTCTCAGTTTAGAAGATCAACATATACTATGTTTGGTCCTGGTGTTGATGTCTTTGCTCCTGGTGATTATATTCTGTCGGCATATGGTAATACTGGATACGCTGATACCAAGTATGGATCTGGAAACTATTACAATGCAATCAATGGAACAAGTATGGCATCTCCTCAAGTGTGTGGAGTGATTGCTTGTCTTGCGACTGGTAAAGAAAGGTTTACTCAAGCAGATGCTAGGGGGTTTCTTGATAAGCATAGTATCTACGGAGATATGACATTTGATATTAGTGGTGGTGGACTTGCAGATAATACATGTAGACAGGGTAGTCCAAACAAATATTTGCACATTGAAAACCCACGTTCTATTATTGGATATATTCAGGAACAAAAAGGTCAGAGAACTACAGGTCTTACGTTCCCTAGGTCTTCTGCATTCCATAGTACATCACCTGGACCACAAACTGAGACATTCACTCTCTCTGTTAGGAATGATTCTGCCTCTGACTGGAGATGGGTAAGTGGAACTGATAGATCTGGTGTTGTTTTTGATGACACTTCAACCTATGATGATTGGACTTTACAATTTAATGTTGGGGATGTAATTCAGATTACTAATAATGCTGGTTCTATCCATCCATTCTGGATTAAAACTACTGCGACTACAGGAACAGGTGATGCTGTAACTACAGGGACAATTACTGGTAATGGCGCATCTCTAGGAACGACAGTTGAGTGGGACACAACAGGTGTTGCTCCTGGAAGATATTATTATGTTTGTTCTAACCACTCTGGAATGCAAGGACAGATCATGATTTCATGAGGCATAAATAAACACGAGCACTAGTATCCATTTGGTTGAGTTAGATGGCTGATCGTTTTCCTCTTATTGTCAATGCTATTTCGAAGAAGATCGAAGAAATTGTAGCAGGCGACAGAATGGATTTAACTGGCAACGGGATCGTTGTTGGTGGAGATGGGGGTGCTGGAAAATATCTTAGTAGTGATGGATCTACAGTTTTCTGGGATAGTCCTGGTGATGTTTACCTAACAGCAACTCAAACGTTAACTAATAAAACGATTGAGTCTTCAATTATTTCTGGATCTGTTAATACTATTACTAACATTCCAAATACTGCTCTTGTAAACTCTGCGATTAGAATTAACGGAACTAATATTTCTCTTGGTGGAACCGTAACTACACCAAATGATAATACAACATATACAATCACTGCCGCTGATGGTGTTTCAGCATCACAAAAATTATTCCGACTAACTGGTAGTGATAATGCGACAGATGATGTGGTCCTTGCTGTAGGTATTCCTACTTCTGTTCCTGCTGGATCAAATCCACTTGCATTAGAAATTAACAGAGCAGGTGATACTATCACATTGTCTGGAACAGTTGTAGATAATAATACAATTACCACTTTAGAAGCTGCTACTGGTGGTGCTGCAGTATCAGGTGCAATCACAATTGCTGCTGGTAGTTTTACTACAGTTTCTCAGAGTGGAACTACAATTACTATTAGTGGTCAAGATACAAATACTATAACAACTATTCGAGCAACCGCTGGTCAAACTCCAGCACCAGGAAACTTCACGTTCCTTAGTGGTGGGGCAACTTCTATTTCTCAGGGTGCAGATGGAAATGGCGATCCTACTATTACCTATAGTTCTACCGACACAGTAACAAGAATTCGTGGTGGTACAACAGGAACATATGTACCAACTACTAGTGCAGGTGCTGATGTAACAATTACTGGTGGATCGAATGTAACTGTATCTCAATCGGGATCAACAATTACTGTTGCATCGACTGATACAAATGACGTCACTAGAGTTGGTGCTAATACAGAGACATTGGCATTTGGTGATTTCAGATTACTCGCTTCTGGTGCTACAAATATTTCTACTGCTGTCAACAATGGCGTAAAAGAAATTACAATTAGCTCGGTTAATACTGATACTGGTGCTGCAGCAACAGCATCTGGTGGTATTTTAAAATCTGCTAATGACTTTTCTCTTAAAAATAATGCAAACTTTGTAGGAAACACAGTTCTTAAGTGGGATAGTGGAAACTCTCAGTTAGCAAATAGTATTATTTTAGATGATGGTTCTACTGTAACCATTGGTGGGGACTTAGTTGTTGAGGGAACTAATACTATTCTGAATACAACAACTCTTCAAGTTGAAGATAATATAATTGAACTAAGAAAGGGGACTAGTATCACTGCAAATGATGGTGGCATTCAGGTTAATTTAACCACAGATGCAAGTGATAATGTAATTACGTATAGACAATTACAGTGGTTTAATTCTGGTGGATATTGGAGATCATTTGATGGATCTGTTGAAAATAGATTTGTCACTGAAAATGAGACGCAAGTTCTTACAAATAAGACTCTTACTTCACCAACACTAACTGCTCCTATTCTTGGTGCTGCTACAGCAACATCTATTAATGGACTTGAGATTGCAAGCACCGCATCTGCTGTGCTTGATATTGCATCTGCAAAAACTTTAGACGTTAATAGAGATCTTGTTTTAACATCAGATAATAATTCGGCATCTATTACAATTAACTTTAGGCAAGGTGGCAACGTAGCCTACACTTCAGACACACTTGCTACGTTTGCATCTACAACATCCACTCAGTTGAGAGGTTTAATTACTGATACAACTGGTTTGGACAGATTGGTATTCCAAACTAACCCAACTATTCTTACAGGTATTACCACTACTTCTTCTGGATTTACTCTTCTCAATTCTGGTGCTAGTGCTATTACTGCTTTTGGTGCAGCAACTAGTATTATTATGGGAGCTCCTGGTGGAACATTTACAATTGATCAAAACTTAGTTGTTAATGAAGACCTAACGGTTGGTACTGATATCAACGACAGTATTACATTCAATGGTATTGTTAACTGTGAGAATGCTGACCTAATTATTCGTGGTGGTGCGACCAATCCTATGAGAGTTGGTC